TAATCAATAAGATTTACTCTTCCAACTTGATTATCCGCGCCAGCTACCGCTCCAGCTAAGGTCATGCCTGTTATTGTTGGGGCTGTACCAAAGACCAATGCACCAGAACCAGTTTCATCTGTGACAGCACTAGCTAAATTTGCACTTGAAGGTGTGCCAATCCATGTGGCTACTCCAGTACCAAAGGATGTAATTCCAGTACCGCCATTAGCGACAGGCAATGTGCCTGATACAGCAGCCGTTAAACTAACTCCCGAAAGTGTGCCGCCTAGCGTTAAGTTTCCTGTACTAGTTACTGTACCTGTCAGAGTCAACCCGTTAACGGTTCCAGTTCCAGCTACCGAAGTAACTCCATCGGCTGCAACATTAGCATTAGCATCTACAACAGCAGCTCCTGACCCTGCTCCATCTAGGTAAAGAACTTTAGTTTGCCCTGTAGGTATATTTACAGTAGCTCCTGACCCCTGCTTTATGGTTATAGTCTGACTGCCTGTTGTAGCATTCTCTATCCACATAACCCGCGAAACAGTATTTGGCGCTATCGTAAGTTCCCTAGTCGTAGAAAGAGTTGCTGTAGAAGTGACTTTAAAATAAAGCGCACGAGCAGGATCAGCAGAACCATCCGCTACGGTAGTCGTTTGGTTACCATCTGAACCAAAACAATCTTGAGTGTTATACCCAAGAGAATCAGCAATAAGTTCTAAATTAGTATTAGTACTAGTACCCCAAGTACCGTCTTCATCGCCTGTAGTAATTTCTTTAAGTCTTAAATTATTTACATAAGTAGCCATAATATATTCCTATGCTGCTTTGTTTATATCTACCCAAGTAGGTGTTTGAGAATCATCTATCGTAGTCCAACCACCTCTACTTATTGTTCCTACCGCGCCCGTGCCACTTACACCTGTAGCTACTATGGAGCCACCAAATGCAATAATAACAGGCTCAACTCCACCTGTCCCCGCCACTCCAGTTATCGCAGGTAGCACTAAATCAGTAGGTGCTCCGACAGCACTTGTACCAACTACCCCTGTAACAGCTACAATCCTATCGTAAGCTGGAGTAGCCGTACCGACAGCACCCGTACCACTTACACCTGTAGGTACAAATAAATCTCCTACTACAAGCGCAACCGCACCTATAGCGCCTGTACCACTTACACCCGTAGGAGTTACGGAATCTACTACGCTTATTGAAGTAGTTCCTACTGCACCCGTACCACTTACTCCCGTTGGTACTTGCACTCCACTGTATGCAGTAGTTACAGTTCCTACACTACCTGTTCCTTCAACACCTACGGCTCTAAACAACCCAGTGCGGTTTATAACAACACTACCTACCGCACTAACTCCCTGTACTCCAGTAGGTATTACAGACCCTCCTATGGAGAATCCTACAGTGCCTATTGCTCCTGTAGCTGATACGGAAATATTGACATTATTTCCCCACGAGCCTTGGCCCCACGTACCTGCGCCCCATGTAGCTCCAAGCCCTACAACCTTATCAGTCATTCAAGACCTCTAGGCGATACGTATAATCGCAGTAGAAGCACCCGCAGCAGGGAACTGGATTTGAAAATCCCCTGAACTTACTGTTTGATCTCCACCAAAACTTAGCACTGCACACGCTGAATTACTGTTGCTAGTGTTATAGATCATTGCTCCACACGTTGTGAAAGAAGCACTTGACCAAGTAGTGTCAGAAAAATCACAAACAGCCGTAGTGCTAGAAGCAACCGGAGTTACGTTAGTAAGAGTGTTACCCCCTGCACTATAACCTGAACCACTTGCCTCATCACTGTTTCCAGTAATATTAGTGTAATTAGTGCTTGCAGCTCCGTAAGTTCCTGAACCTGCTGATGCTGATTTAAGCAGTGCAATCTTCAAAGTATCCGCACCGTTTGATAAATCATGTAGCCCTTTAAGCAATTCAACTTTAAAAGTCGTGGGCATTGCTGTTGCTATCGTTATTGCCATGTTATATCTCCAATAATTTTACAAGTTCCGAATGCCCAGCATCGCGGAATTGGTTTGCCAAAGTTGTGCGGTCTGAACGAATAGCTTGTTTCATATACTCAACCAGTACCCCACGGATTTGATTTTTAAACGCTTCTGCCTGTTCCACAATCAAAGGATGGCTATTACCACCCACATAAATTATTTTATCCAACGCCTGTTCAGCTAACTCTTCGGGAGTAAATCCTCGCTTAGATATAGTAGTAACCTTTACGTTACCTATTTCTACAATACTTTCAGAACTTAACATCAAGCTGTCTCCACTTTAACTTGACCGCCTCGGTACGTGTCCTCGCGCAATTTACCGTCACCCAAATTTTTAAGTAACGCTAACGATTGTGCGTACATATTATCGTAAAGAGCCACCACATCTGGTTCTCCTTTTTGGAATCTAATTGCTTCTACTAAAGTACCGTTTAACAATGCTGAATCAAACTCTGTGCCTAACCATGTAGTATTAGCGGTTACTATAGACTCTGGATAATAAGCAAAGTGTATTTCTGCATCGAAATTAGCGTTAGGAGTTGGCCCTACTATAAAACTAGTTTCGTCAAAAATAGCATAATGCACAGGCACTCCTGTCGTAGCAGGATTAGGGTAGGCTTCTCGCATAAAGTTTACATCTTTATCCAACAAATAAATGTAATCACTACCACTTATTACGGCTAAAGAATAAGCATACAAAAAACCAGAAGGAACTGTTAAATACTTATTACCATTAGTTAATGAACCTGTTTGATTCTTCCGCAACGCAGGTAAAGAAACAGTAGTATATATTTTTTGCTCTGCTTGTTTGGTAAACATAGCAAGCTGATCATCCGTGAACGTTTGCTCACAAATGTCATTAACGTTTGTTTTAAGCTCTGTGTAGTTCACTACGCCATCGGACCTCTTGCTTTAGTACCCTTAGTAGCCGCACCATTACCACGAGTTTCTACTCCACTTGTCTTCATATCTATAGGCTGATTAACTTGTGTGCCGGGACTGTAAACTGTAGGTTCATTTGGAAACTCTATAATCTTAGGTGCTTTTTTGCTTTCTCGTTTCATACTGAATACCTCTATACTATTGTTATGTTACCAACCATAGAACCATGATTAGTGCATTGATATACCAAAGACGTGTCACTTGGTTCGTGAGGCACGATAAACTGTGTCAAACCTGTAGTAGAGTTATAGTTTTCCGTAACTCCTGTTGTAAATGCGGAACCACCCGCAGAAGTCCTAATTTGTAAAGGATGACTTGATACATTAGCCGTATTATCTATAAGATAAGTATGCCCTTTATAAAAAGTAAAATTTGGATTATTGCCAGATGTAGCACCGGGACCAGTAAATGTATATGCCGTAGACCCTACCACACCTGCTGTATATTTAGTTACAGGGCCAGTTGTCTCATCATTTAGCCTAATCCATGCGCCGCCATGTGCGAAGTAAAGTCCTCCAGTCGCATGAACGTGAGCCACAGCCCCGTGGTAAGTGGATGCGCTGGGTAAATCACTTAAAGCCCCATAATAAAATACAATTTTATTTGCGCCGGAGCTTACGTCTAAAAGACCACCAGAATCTATGATGTCTGTAAGAGTTGTACCATTTCCAAGAGCCGCGTACACCTCATTAAAATTATCATTGACTTTATCCGCACCCACACGAAGAGTATCACCTGTTCCATCATTAGCAGAAGAGCCTATACCTATCGTTTGCTTTGCCATGTTCTATCCTTCGTCAAATGTATCTATAGTTGAATCAAGCGTAATCGAAGTGCTGTCAAACCTCGGTGCAACTGTAGAAACGTTTACAGAACCTACACTTCCTGTTGCACTTACACTGGCACTAGCTACTGTAACATTTCCTTCTACTGGTCCTATTACAACTTCCCCTACTTTACCAAACCCAACTACTATAGAGGGGTCGATTGGCTCTATATGCGCCCTGCTTGCAGCTAGTTCTGCAAAGTCAGGTCTAGGGTTTCTTAGAGCTTGCGGGTCGTCTACCGGAAACTCTCCTAGTTTGTTTTGCGGTTGGTCTGGATTCCAACACTCAGGGCAAGCTTTTACTTGCGTTGTTATACCTCTAACAACTAAACTTCTTAATTGCCCCAATCTATACTGGAAACCACACACATCACAAATAGCTAATGCGTTGTGACCCGCTGCAAATCTTTGCCCCATTGTTTAATTTGTCCCAAATAAACGTGGTATTAAACTAATGGTAGCTTTTTCTCTGTCTTCTCCTGCGGCTAACTCAAATGCTTCTTCATACTCAACTTTTAACATTGGTAGTCGTGCAACTAACTCTGGGTCTTTCATTGCTACGTAATAGGCCAGTCCCGCTACTAGGCAAGGTAAAAACCTAAAGCTAACATCTGGAGTTTGTGCTCCTGCCCCTGCATCTTGAATACGGCGCATTCTGTAATATTTTAATACGTACGTAGGAGAATCAGCAGTGCCTTGATCGGGTACAGGCCATAACGTAGCTGTAGGGTTGTCCCGTGCTCTATCTATGTAGATTTGTATGGGACGACCCTGACTTAGTTTATTGGGGACAGTTGCGTACGTAGCTACACTAATACGAGATAGAGTAAGATCAGATTGCGTGCTAACGTTTCCAGCACCAGTTCTAATAACTTGCTCTAATAAATCAATAGTATCAGCGGGTAAATCATACGTAGCTGTACCTTCTACTAAGTTTATAGTTCCAGAATCTATGGTCCACATATTGAT